ACTTCTGTGTCGTCGGATAAAGTCCACGCTCGTTTAAAACTTCTGCTAGCCACTCCCTTGTGGATAAACGTCCTATCCGATTCGGTATCTGATTTTTGCCCTTCGACAAAAAGCTTTCCATATTCTGTGAAAACATTGACCTCTCCCTTCTTGAATCCTGCTAATGCAATCTCTAAATGAGACTCTACATTATTTACCTGAATAAGATTATATGGAGGATAATTTGTTGTAGTTTCGTGAAGATTAAATAAACGATCAAAATATTCATCCATTCCAATACTATTGCGAGTGATTCTTTCCATCAAAGCGGGAAGATCGGACGCAGTAAACCGTGATGTTGCAAGGTTAGTCATTATAGTAGCTCCTTTAAAAGCGAGTTTGTGTTTTGTGGATCCTTACGGCATCCGTATATAATTATAACAGAAAACATAAAAAAGGGAGTGTTGAACTCCCTACTTTTTTATTCGGTTTTACGACTCAATTGAAAAAATAGAATTCATCAATTTATTTTGAGGTATCCTATTCTTATATTCAAAAGCAACTCGATCCCAACCATTACCAACTTTAACAAGTTTTTCATCTTCCATATACTTATCTAACCAATACAAAATATACGAAACTGTGCGATTCATATTTTCCCATTTAGTATCTTTACAAATTGTAGTATCTTTGAAAAACTTACCATTCATCCATTCATATACAATATGAGAAACACCATCTCTCTCATCCGACATAAGGTTGCACTTTTGCGAAGTAATCAAATTCCAAGCATGAAGAAGTTTTTGATTAGATACCCCATAGTGCCTAAGACTCATTAAAGCAGCACAAATAAATGGTTGATTCCACACCTTTTTGTTTGTCATCAATTCGTCAAGTGCTTTGATTTCTTCAATCCAACCACCAACCATTCCTTCTAATTGGTCTGTTTTAACACTGGCTTGATTCCATCGCAAAGGCCACATAAAATGACATGCTTTACTAAGTCCAGATAAAATTGCTCCTTGAATTAGTTTTTCAGATTTTGGTTGATAGTTATAAAAACCAGTCAAAACACCAAATAATTTTTGTTGATTCTTTTCAGTTGCTTCCGTAGAATCAAAAGTGTTATAGCATTCTTTAATTTCGTCTAGAGTTTCATACTCATAAGTAATTGCAATTAATTTTTGAGGGATATAATCACTCTTACCAGTCTCCCAAGCCATAGCACGAGTATTACCATCCACCCGAAATACCATATCTTTAGGATATATTTTACCCTTGATATTTGATTCTTTGCTAAGTTTTGCAAGATGTACAATACACTGTTCTGGACGCAAATATTTTAGATGCTTTGCATTTTTTATCCTTTCTTCAGTATTACGCTGACATGGAACTTCTGGCAATCTAACATATTCTTCATATGGAAATTCTGTGTCTACAGAAATATTTCCAGTAAAATCTTTCGTTTCAAACATTTTCTTTATTCAATAATCTACTCACCATTCATCAACCTATAAAGAAGATGCTGTCTTGAAATTAAGACAGGGGGTTCGTAGGTTTACCCAACTAGTATACCACAAAAAAAGAGGGGTGTCAACCCCCCCCCCCAGATCATTCAGTTTCCTCAACCTTTTTCTTTTTAGCACCAATATTATACTTGGTCTCTAGAATCCAATCTCCCTTGTCCTTATAAGCAAGAACTTTGATCTGATTCAAAGGAGCAATGTCCTGAATCTTAGTAACATCAACAATCGTAATCAAACTCCAATCAGCAAGAAGTTGGGCAATACGATTACGACGCTGAACGTCATTTACAGTCAGATTTGCATGTTTGCCATCGAGAGCAAATAATTCTTTAAAATGAACCAAATAATATCTACCTTGCTTATGTAGAATATGGCAAGACTGATAGATTTTCTTTTCTTTTCTTGAAGCAACTCCGATACGGGTCAAAGTCTCACGAACCTTTAGAAAATCATCAGGTTCATTGAGAATCACTTCCACCATTTGGTCGGGCGTCCACTTCACTTCAGGTTCTTGAACTACACTCATTTTGTTCCTCCAGTTTCAAATTTCGATTTAATAAATGTTAGTTGTTCTTTAGTAAGAATCCTCAAAGCCTGTTTTGCCTTTTCATTACTATATCCATAATAACGTTTGACATAATCAAGATCTTTGATTTTATCTTGTCGGAGCCAGGGAGAATATCTCTTCTTTTTCCTCAGACTATTTATATAAAAGTCATATTGCATCTTCTTTGGGAGGAAATGATATTGGTTCATTTCATTTGCAAACATCAAACAGTCAATATGCCCAGAAAGACAGCGATTGATGATATAAGGTGCATATTCTTTTTCAGATGTAGGATCTTCATCCATAATATTATTTTTTGTTTGGTTGATAGAATTCAACCAATCTTTCAATTCATAAGTCATCGAATAATCTCCAAATCATTACCATGTTTCCACAACTCAAGTTCTGTCCTCAAACGACCTTCAGACTTAAGTTTTTCATATCTCTTTGATGCCTTTTTCTTCCACCATTCGATGACTTCTTGAGGTTCATATCCAAATTTAGAAAGATAATATCTTTTCTTTTCAGTCAAAGTTTTTGCGTGTTCGATACAGGAATTAAATTCATCTAACTTAGAATGACCTTTCAAAGAATTCCTAATAATAGAAATCATCTTAGTCTGAATCTTCAATTTCTTTGAAGACTTATCTGCAGAAATGAGTCTTTCTCCACCATTGGCAGTATTATTAAACCACCAGAACATTTCCTTGAAGTAATCATCATGAAATAGAGGGAGAAAATTGCTTTCAGTATCTCCTATGTGTCGAATATAAGGTTTAAGACCATCATACATGGATACTCCTTTCGTTGTACCGTATAGTGAAGTTGTTTCAAAGTATTGAAGATCAATTCCATATTTACGATCAAATTGTCGCTTGAGTTCATTGGAAGAAGCAAGAAGAGCAAGAAGTTTTCCACCAAGATAATTGTATCCAAATGGTTGAACAGGGACAATGTTAAATCCCATTACAAACTCACTGTTAATTCTGGAAAGTGAAATAACCTCACCAAAATAATCATTTCTTGGTTTTGAATTAATAGTTGGAGATCCAAATCGGACTACTCCAATTATCTTATTGCTAGTATCCTCAGTCACAATCCACTTCAAAGTTCTACCAGGAATTGCTTCTTCGATAGGATTTGATGCAGTATCATTCAAAATTTCTGAGTAAAGATCTTGATTGTACTTGGATGTTGTTTTGGGATTGGTATTTACCTCATGAATTGAAAATGACATTTCATTTGGATGAAGATTGAAATTGGAGAAAATCTCATCCTCAGGCCCGAACAATTTTCCAGATGCATTATCCATTCTACTCCGTTTAACGTAACGAAGATAATCATCGATACGATTAAACTTGGAATAGTACTGTATAAATTGATCTGCTGCCCAAATTGCATCTTCAATAGATAACATATTAATTTGCCAAAAATCCTTTTTCGTAATCTAAAAGTTCCTGCGGAGTTGCAATATAGTTGTCAACAGGATCTGCTGGTTTATTATACCACTGCCTTCCATAATTTCTAGAAACAAGTTTAATATCCAAATACTGATATTTTTTATCAGTTGGTACATAAACTTTATATTTGCCTCCCCTATTTGAAGTTAGAAGAGAAAGACTTTTATTTTGTTCAGATAAAATGTCAATAGTAGTACATGCTGTTTTAAATATCTGAAAATACTTATCATAATCATTTACATATAGTTCATGATTATCCATGAGCATCTGATAAATGAATTGAGGAGAATAGCAATGATCCCTACATAATACCCAAGTATAATCAGTTCTCTTTTTTTCTAATGCCCTTTCAGTAATAAATCCTGAAGGTACTGAAAGAGAATGAACCAAATCATAAAATGGACGAGTAATAGATCTTACAACATCAGTATTATTTCGATTTTTCTGCCAAAGATCAAGAACCTTAAGATTTTCAAAATCAAGAAATGTTCGATAACAATAAACTTCCAATCGTGATTCAGTTGTAATTACTTCAATTCGTTTCATAATCTGGTTTGTTATACTTCAGGTATTCAAAAAAGGTAAGTTTCATTTCTTTTTGAGTCATCCCACAATGCTTTGCTGCTTGCGGTAGATTCATTTTAGAGTAAAAGAGCGCCTCATTTGCCTCTTTTACATTCTCAGGAGTTGTTTTCACTGGAACTTCTTTAAGAAGTTTATCATCAATTTTATAAGGGTTCATTGAAACTCACACTCTGCCATAATTTCAATCAGTGCTGCTAGGAGATTAATCTCCTGATCAGCCACGAACGCAATTTGGTATTGATACTTAGCAATAATAAGAACGGCAGCGGGGATAGACTGGGGAAGTAGAACACTATAAAGGGCGTCATAAACCCTGCGAAGAATGATAGAAGAATCGTTGTCCAAGTTGGCGACCACCCACTTTCGGACTTCTGTGAAATTCTTTTCTTTGAGATATTTAATGAGATCATTTACGGCAACGTCAGAGAAGGATGCAAGAATACCAGAGTCAATTTCTCCACCAACAGAGTATCGTTGGCATTCATTGAGAACTCGCCTCCAATCAGGAAAATGTTTATTAATCAGTTCGGCAAGGACTTTTGGATCGTACCGTACACCTTCCGCATCCAAGATGTTTTGCAAACGCTTGAAGAAAGATCCTGCCAAATGAGTTTTTTCCTTTCCTCGGATTCCGAACTCGACCACAGCGCAGCGAGAGTGGAGAGGTTCGATGATTTTGTTCTTGTAGTTACAGGTGAAAATGAATCGGCAGTTGCCAGCAAACTCCTCAATAAACGCCCGTAGGAGGAGTTGTACGTCGTTCCCCGTGTTATCTGCTTCGTCAATGATGACGACTTTGTGTTTAGCATCTGACGAAAGTGAGACGGTCGAAGCGAAGTTCTTCGCATTGTTTCGGACAGTATCGAGGAATCTACCTTCGTCGGATCCATTGATGACATAAACATCTACTCCCAATTCATTACAAAGTGCTTTTGCCACCGTAGTCTTACCTACACCAGGAGGACCACAAAGAAGCATATTTGGAATTTCGCCTTTATTTAGAAAATCACTAAAGGTCTTTTTAATATTCTCAGGGAGAATACAATCCTCAATTGTCTTTGGGCGATATTTCTCAACCCAAATAAAGTTAGAACTCATAATCAAATCCACGAAGGTTTACGTTCTGGCATACGGAGATAGTTGTCCGCAACCCAGGGTTTGGAAGCAATATACATTTTGT